TTTGACATTTTATTCACCTCTTGTTCAGAAGAATGTTCACTATCTTCTCGTACAGAATTTAAATAAAAATTTTTATATTCTTCTCCCAAATCTGAAACAGACATAATACATCTTGCTGCTAGAGGTACTGATGTTGTGTCTGTAAAAGGTAACCACTTAAGTAATGCTAATTGGGTGCTTTTTTGTTCATCATCGAATTTCATTAAAACTTTCATTGGCCAATGTAATTCCAAATAACCGTTATCTTTACTTTTATCTGTTACCAATACCTTTGAAAAAAGTATTTCCCCATTATCTAATCTTATTACTTTCAGGTTTTCGTCATCTAGCTCTGCCATTTATACCTTAAGTGAAATATTATAAATTTTATATGGGAACTTTTCTTCATCATATATTTTCATTCGATCTTCATGGTGCCTATAAGCATAATTCTTTCTGTTCTTCCATCTCAGATCATCCGTAATATCATATAGTACTGTTTCTTGATTATTGTCCGATAATCTCAATCCCCTGCCTATCGACTGAAGATTTCTAATGCGACTCTTAGAAGGAGAAGCGAAAATAATGTTATGAAGATTCCTAATGTTGATGCCGGTACTGAATACCCCATAACTAGCCACGATGATGGCATCTCGTTCTTTTTCGGCAATGGCTCTAATTTGTTCTCTTGTATCGGTTTCTGTCCCACCATATACAAAAAAAGTTTGTCTATTCTTGACATCTGTTTCCTCCTTTATCATATCGTATAAAATACGTCCATGTTTTTTCACTAATCTAAAGAGAAGTAAAGTATTACCGTCAAGTGATAATACTAGGTTTCTTATATATTTATTTCTTTTCTCATGTGTAACAATGTATTCTAACTCATCTACATATTTGATTTTTCTAAATTGCTCACATACTTCGTCAGGATACTTCAATATTATAATATCTATACGGAATGAAGCTAATTGTTTTCTATCAATTAATTTTTTGGTTGTTGTAACCTTATAAATTTTTCCGAATAATCCCTCTAAGACCAATTTGTGGGTTTGAGTTCCATCTAATGTTCCTGTAGTTCCAATTCGATATTCTGCATTCACACATTTGGTCATGATAGATGTGAGAGATTTTGATTTGAATCCATGTGCTTCATCACCTATCACTAATTTGTATGGTTCAAAAAGTTTTCTTCCTAGCTTATAAATGGATTGCCATGTGGAGATGACAACTTTTTTGTCTGATACCTTATCTTGTCCAGCATAGACTTGGTGACAGTATTTGGCAGAATCCCATCCATATTCTTGAAAGTCTGCATACAACTGAGAAACTAAAGAAGTGGTAGGTACGATTATGAGAGTTTTTACGTTTAGTGCTCTGACAATCATATAAATTATTAGGGATTTTCCACTTGCGGTAGGAGCTACTAATAAGCTTTTTTTGTATGATAATGCATGATAAAAACCGGCGAGTTGGTAATCTCTGGGAACAACTGGCAACTTTAGGTTTTCAATGAATGATTCATTTTTTTCAATTTTTCTGGGTTTCCACCAATCACCATCAGGAACTACTTTATAATTTCGTTTTTCGGCGAATATAAAAACATATTCAAGTAATCCACTATACAATACTCTATTATGAATATTGAATAGCCGTATTTTACCGTCCCAAATTTTCATTCGATAGGCTGGCATGAATCGATAGCCCGGGACTTGAAATGTAAAATAATCACACAATTCCTGTGCTACGCTAGCTTCACAGGCAATCTTAAGGTATACTTCATCCTTCTTAGATATCTCAATTGTGTCAATGACCTTCTGTAAATCTTTTCCAATCGATTGCATTTTTAATTAAATATCCTCTAGTGGATAATCCTTTCACTATTGCTTCAAGATAATCAACTTTTTCTTCTTGTAGTGCGAGTAGTTTCTTAGATTCTATTACATTCTCATCCGCATCTATGTATTCTTGTACATCTGCTTTGAGTAATTTGTATTGAAATGGTTCCCAATCTGCAGCTTCTAATTCTTCTGCTGTCATTCTTCCACTATAATAATCTCTTTTTCTTTTAATAAGTCCTGAAAATAGAAATTTTATTTCCTTGAATTTTAATTTTTCGTTGGAATAAAGTATTAAATACTTGTTGTGTAATTGTGGAATTTTAACCGATTCTTGTGACAATTCAGTCTCATCAATCGGACAATCACTAGTCCATAATTTTTGTATTTCTTCAAATTTCATAATCTTTTAATTTTTTGAGGGCAATCATTGTACCCGTTTGTTCTATTATTTCGGCATAACCTTCTTCGATCCATTCATCTATAAATTTGGTCAACTCATAACAGGTTGGATCAGTATAATCATGAGCTAAACAGGGACCAGTCAAATAATTCCAATGATGAATAAAGTCTTTCTTAACTCCTTCGTATAGATGATCACCATCAACAAATAACATAGACAATGGTACATTTTCCATTGCGTGAGAATTCTCTGTTCTAATATCTATACGTTCTTTTTCTTCGTAATCATTTAACCAATCATCTACATCTGGATCATGACATCCATCAACTACATCAACAGAAATAATTTTTACTTTAGAATCATGGGTTGCCATTGCAAGTAACATTAGTGATCCTGCCCAATATCGACCAATCTCTAATATGATATTACCTTCTCTTGTCTTTGGCATTGTTTTCCATTGTTGAGAAGCATATTTGTACAATAATCCTGCTTCATGCAAGTCTAATCGTATAATATCTCTTGTTTCTCTTGGGGAATTAAATAACCATAACAATTCTACAAAATCACGTTTCATTTTAATTAATCATTTATTAGGCTTTTAATAGTATATTCAGTATATTTGAAAGATACAGAAGCTTGGTGATATATTGGATCTGTGGTGGTACTATCAAATTGCAATGCTGTTAAACTAGTAGGAAATAATTGTTTGAAATGTGCTTCTATTGTGGGATTCATTGAACTGCTTAAAATAGTTAATACTCCAGATGTATATGAAGGCTGTCCTGTTAGCCAATTATAAATTTCCATCCAATTTTTTAAATATTCATCAACAAGAAATGCTATAGTAAGTTCTTCATATTGAATTGTTCCTGTACTACGAGCAAATCCCTGTCTTTGAGGAAGTCCTATTTCCATAGGAGAAAGGGTAATTCCAGGTAATGCGGCGGTTTGTACAAAGAAAGAAGTATTTGGTAATGCTGCAATATCAAATTTATATTGAACATCTGCCAAAGGATTCATATTTTTTGGTTGATTTGCTAAGCTTGCCATATCTCCGTTTCATCTTTTGAAAATAAATTTGGTAGTTTTGGAAAATCATCTCCACGATAATTGACCCAAACAAACTGTAGAGCAGGATGTTCTTCAATAACTTTAAAAATTTGTTTATCCCAATTATTATATTCGGCTTTCCATCCATCTACTCTTTTACTATCTTTACTGAAATAATGTTCTGTATCAGTATAGATGTTATCATAATAATTGTTATGATGATCAAAACCTAATAAGTAAACTTTTTCATAATCATTACAAGTAAAATCTCGACACGCAATGTGTAATGCTGAAGTTCCTGTAGACCACCCCAAAACTTCTTCACCTATATTTTTTATCTTGTTTTCCATTCCTCTAGGAACCCAGATAATGTAACTTTTTGTTTGTATACAGTTAGCAGCAAGTCCTGAAATATATACAAAATATTCAGAATCAAATCTTCGATATGTTGCATGTTCTGTTCCATTTGCTAAAGAATCGTATGCTTCTTCAGGTAACAGATTCCATGAATTATGTGTAAAATAACATTGTCCATCATATCCAGATTCAATAATATCACTTATTATTCCGGCATCAGTAGCACAAATCACATCAGGGGTAAAATCTCTATAACAAGCATTACATCCTATAACTGTTCCATCTAATTTTGAGATATCAATGTTTTTTCTACTTGGACCATTTCCTAGTACAAAAACAGAATCTATATCTTGAGCATCAGCTCCTTCATACATTTCACTACCTCCATTATTATACTAATATTTAGTAAGCATAAAAAAAGGGGTGAACATAAGTCCACCCCTCTTCAATGTTATCCTTAAAAAAGGATTACATAAGATTTGCAACGATAACGTGGCGATAGTAACGGTTAGCGTTAGCTGTAAGTGATCCGTCACCTGCTCCGTTATTTGCGGAACTTGTGTCATTTGCGAAAGGATTAGAAACAAGACCATAACGAGTCTTAAATCCAATTTTCGGTTGAAATGAGTTCTCACCAACTGCACGAACCATTTGCAACGGAACGTAAGGACAATAGAAAAGTCCTGCGTCATATGCAGACGAACCTTTGTAACCAACTGTGAAATAGTTAGTTGCAGCGGAAGGTGCATAAGGATCAACAAAAACTTTGTATCGACCATTAAGAGTTCCAACCATTGTGGTACCCGTATCATCTGGATCAAAATCGTTTCCAGTAGGTTGTCCGGAAAGTTGTCCAGCCATTGCTAGTGCAGATGCTACGTCACTCGATGTGATAAGGATATTACCTTTTCCACGCCGTGTGTCTTTTGCAATTGCATTAGCTTCACGCTCAATCTGGAACATCAAACCTTTGAACTTCTCTACTGACCATCGGCCATTAGAATCTGTATCAAGGTCAAACGTACCGGATGTTGATGTATTGTGTGCTGCACCAGGCTTTGCATAGGTGTAGATTGTTCTCATAACTTCACGATTAATTTCAGCCAAGATCTCACTTGACAGAATATTCGAAAGTTCAGTTTCAGCATCCAAACCGTGAACGGCTTTAAGATCCTGTGCCAATTCCATTGTGTACTCTGCTTTGAGTGCACGTGACTTGGCGGTAACTGTCACTTTGTCGATTGCAAATGCCATTTCGGATATGGTCACATCAGCTTCTTGCGTTGCTGTTGCTGTACCAGTACCAGTTGTCATAGTAGCAAATGCGGGGTTACTGTTAGCGTGATGTGTTCCGCTACCAGAAAAGGATGTGTCGGCTTCTTTTGAGTCTGCTGCTTCTACACCAGCCTGAGATGTGATGTGAGACTTCATTGCGAAGATTAGTCCGGTAGGACCAGTCATCGGTTGAACTCCACAAACATCATAAGCGATGAGATTAGGCATGGCTCTACGAACCAACGAAATTAAGACAGGATCAACGGTATCAATGTTTCCACCCGTTTTGTTTGCGTGAGCCGCTTCTTGAATATTCCCAAACACGCCGCTTCCTTGGCTGGCTTGTTCCCGCATTGCTTTCTCTTGGTTTTCCAAAAGAACTGCCGTTACGGCTCTCCGATAGTTGTCTTTAATCGGAGGAAGATCCTCATGTGCAAGAACCGGACCCCACTTTTTTTGAAGGTCTTCAGCTAGGTACATATTTTCTCCTATAAGGTTATAAAATTAAAAATTATTATGAATTATAGCGTTTTATCGCTGATGTATAATGTTCCATATCTTCGTGTAGTTTCACTTCCGTTTTCTCATCAGGAACTTCAATTGTTTCATCCGTTTCTGTGATCTCTGAAGTAACAGCATCAGATTTAGGAAAATAACTTTCTTTAAGAACATTTAACTTTTCAATGTATTGCTCTTGGTTCTCATATTCGATACCTTCAGCTAATTTGGAAATTTTTTCGGTTTCCGTATCGGCCAAGTCTTTTGTGACTTCGCTAATGGCATCATCTTTTTTGAACTGAGCCAATTCTTTTTGGAGTTCTACTCCACGATTAATCTCTTCATCCAAAGAGGTTTCAAGATCTTCAACTTTTGTGAATAAGTCGTCAACCATGTCAACTTTCTCTTCAGGGATGTCGATATAATGTTCTGCAAAAAGAGTTTTGAGTCCAGACATGAAATCTTCAACCAATTCGGAACGAATTCCTTTTTCGATTGCTAATTCATTTTCTTTCATCCACTCTTCAACGACATAAGTGAGATATCCGTCAACTTTTTCTGTCATTTCTTTTTTGAAGCCTTCGCTAGATTTATCTTGATCCTCTTTTAATTGAGTTTCAATTTCATCTGCTTTTTTATTAACTTCTTCCAAAACTTTTGCTTGTACAGCGGCTTGGAAAATAGTAGAGGCCTTCTCTTTGAATTCCTCCGTTAGTCCATCTTCACCTTGTACAAGTGCCTCAACATCATCTTTTACATCAATGTTAAGATCTTCTGCTTTAATTGCTGCTTTAGTACGTTTTGACTCAACTTTTTCTTCTTCTTTCTCATCATCTTCTTTAACAAGTTCAGTAGCTTTAAGAATAGTTTCGTACTGTGCTGCTAGTTGGTCTTTTTTCAGGCTATTAAGTTTTTCGTAAACGGATTTCAGCATTCCATTCTTGGTCTTAGGAACTGGAGTAACATCTTCCTTCTTTACTTCTGGATCAGGCTCTTCTTCTTCTTCTTCCTCTTCATCATCTTCCTCTTCAGCAACT